ACTTGGGCATAGCAGCAGCAAAATATGGTGTATCAATTGAAGAAGCATCTAAAATATACGAAGATGAAAATCATCCTGACCATAAGTTATGGAAGACTAGAAGAAAACAAGCTAAGCAAATTGCATTCGGTTTGATTTATGGTATTGGAGAAGCTTTACTTGCAGTAAAACTATCTGACCCAAAAGCTGGTATTATAGTTACTAAAGAAGAAGCCCATAAAGAAATGGCCGAGTTCTTTGAGAAACACCCAAAGATACTTAAGTTCAAAGAGAAGCAAGAGAAATTCCTTCGTAAGCATGGGTATTATACTCAGTTATTTGGTACTAAGAGAAGATTACCCCAGATATACTCAAACGACAAACAAGAAGTTGCTTATGCTATTCGTTTGGGACTTAATTTCCCATGTCAAGGTGCTGCAGCAAATATGACCAACTTTGGGGCTATTCTTGTTTATTGGTTAATGAGACAAGGTAAATTACCTCGTATGCTTGAAGTAGCAACTGTTCATGATGCAGCCTATTTTTACTCAAAGCCTGAATATATTAATACTTGGACTGTTTTTAAAATATGGGATATATTGAGAAACCCTAGTACTAAGAAATATTTTGGTTTTCAAGTGGATGATGTAGATATGTCAATGGACTTCTCTATTGGTAGGTCAATGGCAGAAGAATTACCTTTTATTCCTGGGTATGATTATAGAAAGATGCTTCAACCAGATTTCTCAGTAGAGGAGTATATGGAAGAGCATAAGAAGTATAAGGATGTAATCATTAAGGATTATCCTAAATTGTTTAGTAAAGAGATAAAGCAGTATGAGGAAGATTTTAAAGGGAAACTTAGATTGCATTGGTTGCCCTAATTACCATGTTACCAAGAATGGTAAGGTATATTCTAATTATAAGGGTAAAGGTTGGGTAAAATTATCCCTTAATCGAATTAAAAATAACGGATATGTTATAGTTTCTATTAGGGATACGAATGGATATAGGTACACTTATAACATTCATCAATTAGTAGCATTAGTATATGTACCAAACCCAAATAATCATAAGTATGTATGTCATAAGGATAATATAAGAACTCATAATCATTATAAGAACTTATATTGGGGTACTGCTAAGGAAAATACTCAACAATGTATTAGAGATGGTAGGTTTAAATTTTCAGATACAAAGTTAAGTAGACCCGATATACTTCAATTACTTTATGAGTATGATACTGGTATGATAAAAGCAAAACTTGCTAGGAAGTATGGGATATCACCCATGTTAGTATATAAATATATTAAGAAAAGAAAACGTTATGAAGAAGATTTTGAACGGACCCACAGTATGGAGGGCTAAATGCCCAGTATGTGATTGCGAATTTGAATATGATACCAGTGAAACTTTTGGGGTTTATAATAAATCTGGAGATTATTTTAGGATAGTACAATGTCCTAATTGTAAAACTAATATAAAGCATTCAGATTCAGTATCTACCATTACAGGAGTGAAAAGAGAAGATACTATGTCTACATAAATAATATAAATTTATGGAATTATGGCAACACAGAAAGAGATTGATAATGCAAGCAAATTAACTGCCCTTACTTATATGGTTGCAGGTTGCTTAGGTTATTCTATCGAAAATTTACTTAAGTATTTAGATGGGGTTAATCTAAGGTTGAGTGGACAAGAAAAAATGTTACTTAACCGATTAAAGACTCAGTTATCTCAAGTACAAACTAATCTTACTACTTTAGAGGGATTGGCTTTTAAAGTAATGGCTACGGATGAGGATGGTAAACTTGCTTATGAAGATGCCACCCATATTTATTGGGCTGCATTTTTAGCCTTACTCGATAGGGGTGGTACTGATAACTTATGCGACTTAAGATTAATGGCTTTGGTAGATAAGGTAAGCATCTATAAATCTCTTCTTAATTTGCCCGGTATGAAACTCTCTTATCAAATGGCTTTTGCTCAAGTAACTAAAGCAATAAGCAAAGGGGAATTTAGTAAAGAAGACTTTAAAAACCTATTAGAAGTTTATGAAGACGGAACTGAAAAAACTAAAGGTTAAATTTGAAGGTAAACTTATTGAGATTGATATTCAAAAGGAATTATCTATCAATGAGAATATCATCAATTCTCAGCTACGAGAATCTCCTTCTAGTTATTATGTACTTGCTTCCCTGAGAGATAAGTATATAAAAGAAAGAGATGCTCTAGCAAGGGAAAAAGAAGAAGCTTATTCGAATGCCTGGTTATATTATAAGGATGCTAATGAGAGATGGAATAATGAATACGTATCTCATAAGGCAAATATAAATCCGAAATATAAATCACTATATCAAAGGTATTTGAAAGCTGTAGAGAAATCAAATAAGTTCATAGCTATATGTAGAGCTTATGAGTCACGAGAAAATATACTTCGTACTATTAATGCCAATCTTAGAAAAGGATAGAGATAACTATATTCAATTACATAACTAATTAATTAACATACAATTATGATTTACTCACTAAACTTCATTTCAACTATGGTAGCAGAGCTTTTTAATAAAACTCTACCTGGTTTACCAACAGAAAATCGGGTTTTGATATTATCTCCGAAAGATATTAACACAACCAAGTCCGGTATCATTATACCTGGAACTGTTTCTGAGGGAGTTCCCAGAAAGGGAGTAGTAGTTAAAAGAGGTACTATAACTGAAGAATATAAAACTTATACCGATCTTACGGAGGTTGGTAGAGTAGTTACTTACGGTATGTATGCTGGTAAAGAATTGGAATTCGAGATCAGACCGGATTGGCCAGAATCTGTAAAGAATATTCTAGAAAAGAATATCGTTACAGTGTTAAGTTTGAATGAGATCATCTATTCAGAGGCTAACAACAATTAAATTTTAAATATTATGGTAAAAGACAAAAAGAAAAAGCTTTCTTCAGAGGGTAGTTCTACTCGAGATAAGATGCTTGCAAGAAAGAAGAAATTAGAATCCAGAGGAAACGGAGGGGGATTAGTATATCCCAAAGAGGGAACACTTAGAATGAGAATTAAATCTCCAGGTGATGACCAAGAATTGGGTATAGAAATTGTTCAATTCTATTTGGGAGGAGATCTTGGAGGAGTAATATCTCCAGCTACTTTTGATGAACCATGCCCTTTCATGGAAAAATACCAGGAATTGAAAAGTTCTAAGGATGACGATGATAAGAACCTTGCTAAATTGATAGTACCTCGTAGAAGATATGTTATTGGCGGAATCGTTTATGACGATGAGAAAGGTACTAAAGTTGGATATGAAGGTAAGGATAAGGGAGTATTAGTACCATCATCTGTATATCAGGATATTATTGACCTTTACCTCGATGAAGACGAGGCCGGTGATATGACTGATTATAAAACTGGATATGATATTAAGATCAAGAGATCTGGTTCTGGTAAATTTGATACTACTTATTCTGCTACTCAGTGCAAACCTACTAAATTGGACAAGAAGTATCAGGGTCAATTGGATTTGGAATCCATAGTTCGTTCTCAGATTAAGTCTTATGAAGAATTGGAAGAGATCTTGGCAAAATTCTTAAAAGAAGATCATGGTGATGATGAGGACGAAGAACCAAAGAAAAAGAAGAAAAAGGGAATCCATAAGGATCACTATATGGAAGACGAAGAACCAAAGAAAAAGAAAAGAAAATATCGTTCAGATATCTAATCGGTGTTAGTAATTCATGTTTGTTGTTGGGTAGAGAGGGTAATTAGATTCGTTCGGTTATCCTCTCTTTTTATTTAAATACTTTACATTATGGCTAAGTATGATAACATCCCTGGACATCCAGGATATTATATTTCTCGTAATGGGAAATTATATACTAGACACATACCAGGTAATACTAAAGGAGGTTTATATAAGGCTAGATGGGTACTAAGAAACAGATACTCATTATCAAACGGTAGGTATGTTAAATATTATCGGGTAGAAATACAAGGTAAGAAATGGTATGTACATAGATTAGTTGCTTTTGTTTGGTTACCAAATCCAGAAAATTTACCCTGTGTGGGTCACAAAGATAATAATCCCCTGAATAATAGGGTTAGTAATCTTTATTGGTGTACACAAGAAGAGAACATGAAGCAAATGATTCGAGATAGTAGATCATTAAGAGGAGAAAAGAATCCTGCTTGGAAAGATCGAGATTTTGAAAAGATTTCTCAAATGTTTGCAGAAGGTAAGGGTATTACTGATATAGCTAAAAGCTTAGGTATAAGTAGGCATATTGTTCAAAAGAGTATTCAATTAAAATTTAAAGAATTATGGCAAGGAAGAAAATAAAAGTACCATCTCTGAATGAGATGAAGAAGAAATTCTCAGGTTTTTCTATAGCAGCAGAAGAAGATGATTCTAAGTTACCCTGGTTACCATCTAGGTTTTTAGCTTTTAATCATGTACTAGGAGGAGGAATCCCTTATGGGAAGATTTTAGAATTATTTGGTACTGAATCCTCTGGTAAAAGTTTGATGGCTTATGATTTTGCTTACTCTTGTCAATATTTGAATGGAGTAGTTTTGTGGATAGATGCCGAACAATCGTTTACTAATTCTTGGGCTGAGATTAATGGGTTAGATCTAAATAGGGTAATTATCTATAGAGAAACGGCTATAGAAAAAATATCCGATTGGGTGGCATCTATGTCATTATATTGGAGAAGTCAACTAGTAAATAATGAGCCTATACTACTCATCTTAGATTCGGTTTCTGCTTTGGACACAGAAATAAATATCAATTCTGAAATGAGTAATGCTTCTGCAGATATGGGTAATCGAGCAAAAGCCATATATAAATATTTCCGTATAAGAAATGAAATGTTATACTCTTTGGGAGTAACTCAGATTTATATTAATCAATTACGTACTAATCTAAAAGCTGGTATGTTTGAAAATCCCGATACTACTCCTGGAGGAGCTGCTTTAAAGTTCTATGCTTCTCAAAGAATAGGATTATACGGAGGTAAATCTCTAACGAAGAAGATAAAGGGAAAGGAAAGAAAAATTGGTAGAGTAACTTCGATTCGTACTATGAAAAATAAAGTTGCTCCTCCAAGAGGAACTATAAAAGCTGCTCCTGTATACAATAATCCTAAGTATCATGATGTGGGTTTTGATAAGATATATTGGTTAAATGAGATCCTTATAGAGGAGGAGATTATAGAAAAATCCAATGGTGGAGTTTATAAATATAAAGGAGAAACCCTTTGTAGAGGAGAAGAGAAATTTTTAGCTTTACTAGAAGAGAATGATGAATTAAGACGTAAGCTATTAAGAAAAGCTGGTATAAATACTATTGGAACTACTAAGAAGAAATTAGAATCATTAAATATTAACCTCTTCCCAGTAGAAGATGTTCAAGGGGAAGACGAAGAGGAGGAAGACGATGAGTAAGAAAACAATATTATTGGTTGATGGATGTAATTTACTTCACCAAAGTTTTCATAAGTTCGAAAAACTTAAATCTACCGATGGTAAACCAAGTGGAGCAATATTTGGATTTTTCAAATCCCTACACATGTATCTTACAAGGTTCGAACCGGATGAGGTTTATATTTCATTCGATAATGGTCATTCACCAGTAAGGACGAAGTTATTGCCCAATTATAAGGGACATAGAAAAAATATATCTGTAGATTACGAATCATTGCAAAAGCAAAAGGCAATTATAATGAAAATGCTGGGTATGCTAAGAATTAATTATATCTTCGATAAAAAGAAATCTACAGTATATGAAGGGGATGACTTCTTAGCATACCTTGCAATTAAAAAATTCCAATCCGAGAAAATGATACTTATATCATCGGATAAAGACTTTAACCAGTTGCTATCAAATAACCTGAGGATATATAATCCCAGAAAAGATGAGATGATAAGAATGGATAACTGCAAAGAATTATTCGGTTATCATTCTCATGAAACGGTAGAGTACCTTGCAATGGTTGGAGATACTTCCGATGATATACCAGGGTTCCCGGGTATAGGCCCAGTAAAAGCAAGGAAAATCCTTGATGAGGGTAGAATTGAGAAGTTTATTGCCCAGAGTAAGAACAAAGAATATCTTCAAATATGGAAAAGGAATGAACAGTTAATCGACCTTTTCTGGTTTGTAAGACATAATCCATTGGATAAGTTACCAATTAAGTCAAAGAAGAAGTTTAAGTATGAGAAATTCAAAGAACTTTGTATCGAATACTCTTTAGCATCCTTTATGACAAATGAATTTATGAAACCATTTAAAGATTTGTTATCATGAAAAGAATTATGTTTGTAGGGCCAAGTGGAATAGGGAAAACCAC